TGCCTCTGCAAATAGTTATATTACTCAGGCGGATTATAATACCTATATTAATGATCGTCATATAGCGAGAGCCGCGGCCGCTCCTTCTGCTGATAATCAGACTATTCATATTCACTCAGCAATGACTTATTTTGAAAGTTTAGAATTTATCGGAAGCAAAGCAACCGAAGATCAGGCTTTACAATTTCCAAGACATAATGTTGTTATTGATGGTTATGGATATGATAGTGATGAAATACCTAATCAAGTAAAAATAGCACTTTATGAAATAGCGTATGCTTATGAGCAAGGCTTTGGAATTGATGATCCTATAGGTAGAGAAACCGCATCTGAAACGGTTGGTTCTTTATCAGTAACCTACAAAAATAGCAGTTCAGACAGAACGCTAACACCTGCCGCTACAAATGCTTTAAGAAAATTAATTAAAAATCCAATGACTGTTGTGAGGGTATAATGGCTTTCAATTATTCGCCTCTTGCAACTACAGCGACCAATTTAATCACTAATTTTGGACAAGCAATTACTTTCACTCGTAGAGCGACAAGTGCTTATAATCCCTTATCTGGTGCAACATTAGGAAATACAACTTATATTGCCCAAATAGTTTTATTAAATGAATCAAAAAATGAATACGGTTCTAATTCAGCTGTTGTAAAACCTGCAAATGGATTACAGGAACAAGAACATAATGCTCTTTGTTCTTCAACTACTGCTCCAGAAATAGGTGATACGGCAACCATAAATTCAGAGCATTACAGAATTACTGGCGTAAAACCAACACAACCTTCTACTACTGTGGTGATGTATGAGCTCAGGCTTGCAGTCTAAAGTTGTAATCAACAACATAAAGAATAATATGCTTGAAAAAGTTCAGGCAACATTATTAAGTATTTATGCAGATACTATTGTTGCAACACCTGTAAGAGATGGCTTTTTAGCTAATAATTGGAATACAAATATTGGTTCAGTAAATACTGGAACAAGAGGTGCCGATAAAAATGGAGGAGCATCAACAGCGCAAGCTGATCAAGGTGTTAGTAATTTAAAAATTGGCGATACTATTTTCTTTTCAAATAATTTGCCATATGCTGTTCCCGTTGAATTTGGTGTTGCTGGTCAGAATAGAGAACCTAGAAGAATGTTGGAAAGATCTATTAGGAATCATGTATGAGTGTTGATTATGGTTTAATAACAGACTCTACAACAGTAGTTACTACTGGCGGAGCGCAACCTGATACATCAAAACCGTTCAGAAATATAAGAGCGGCCTTTGAAAACCAATTCAATACTATGTTAGGACAGGCAAGTATTACAGTTGGAGTATTTGAAAATGTTGAAAAAGATTTATCTGAAATAAGCAAGGATGCACAAACTACAGAATGGTGCAGGGGAACATTAATACCATCTGTAACACGCGGAAGAAATTTAGGCGGTGTATCTGTCGCCACAGAAGAACATAACGGAATATTTCAGATAGATTATTATAATAGAGTCGGTATTGGTGGTTATACTGATAAGTTGGATTCTATTGCGAATCAATTTAGGCGTGGTTTACAGCTTTCTCATGCAGGAACTGTAGTCCATTTAACCAGTGTATCTCTTGGCGTGGGGCGCAGAGAAGATGCTTTTTTTGTAAGAAATGTAGATGTATCTTATTTTGCTGTTACACCAGCTAGGAGTTAAAAATGGCTATACAATCAGGACAAAATACAAAACTGTCCATTCAAGAAGAAACTGCATATGGAACGGCAATAACTAATGCCGCCTATAGTGTTGTTCCTTTTACTTCGGTAAATTTATCTTTAACAAAAGCTACACATGAAAGTAATGTGATTACTGGTGATAGACAAGTCCAAGATGTAATTATGGGCGCACATTCTGTAAGTGGAGAAATTGGTTTTGATCTGTCGCATCAAGCGGCTTATATCGAAATGTTACGAGCAGTTTTAGGTGCTGATGCTTTAGAATCAGGCGGTGATTTTACTATTGGCTTAGAAAGACAGTCATATACTTTGCATCAAACATTTTTAGATATAGGTGGAGATAATGATGTCCATGTATTTAAGGGATGCGAATTAAATAGTTTTTCTATGACCATTCCATCTGATGGATTAATTGAATGTTCTTTCGGTATAATTGGTTCAACAATGACTACTGAAAATGCAGAGATTGATGGAGCAGAAGCAGATTATACAGATGCCAATAATCCATATCATTCGTCTCAAGCGGTAGTTTCTTTAGGTGGTGCAACTACAGCTATTGTTACTGATTTCAGTTTGAACATAGATAATGGAATATCAACGACTAATGAAATTGGTTCTAATTTGGCTGTTCAAGGAGGAATAGGTAAATGTAGAATTACAGGTTCTATGACAGTACACTTTGATACACAAGGTGTTGCTCAAATGGAAAAATTTATCAATAATGATAAAGAAGCTATTATTGTAACTTTTGGATCAGGAGCAACAGGTATCAAATTCACAATGGCAGAAGTAGTTTATACTACTGGCACCGTAGAAGTTGGTGGAGAAGGTCTTGTATCTTGCTCAATGGAATTTACTGCTATTTACAAAGATAGCAACGATACATCTGCATTAGTAATTGATACAGCACTTTAATAAACTCAATTAGCCTCACTGGGTGGGGCTTTTCTAATCCTTGGGGGATTTATGAAATTAGATAGTTTATATACGGCAGATATACATGAAGAAGGATCAGAGATTCGGATTCGTGATGATGCAGGAAAATTAACCAGTTTATACATAAAGGTCAAAGGCATTGACTCTATAACGTATAGGCGAGAACTAAAATTACAAAAGAAAAAGTATTTTGAGGCAGAACAAAGAGGTTCTGAAATAGATGCTGATGAATTTGTAGTTGACGCATTAGTTGCTTGCACTATAGGTTGGCGTGGGACGGATGAAGAATATTCTGAAACTTTATGCAGAGAGTTATATAGCAAAGCACCGTATGTAAAAGAACAAGTTGACGGATTTATGGCTGAAAAAAAGAATTTTACCAAGCCCAAGTCGAAAAAATAGTAGAATTTGGGGAATGGATATTTCATGCCAATACTAGAATGGAAGGTAGTAAGTCAACTCGGTTAGAACAATGGAAGGCTATGGAACAGCAAACTGGAAGAAAACCTGCGCCATTGAAAAATATGCCAGTTTTAGATGAATATTTGGCAGATATATTTAACATTTATAGCAAAATTGCATCAGGTGTTGAATATATTAGATTAGTGGATATAAATGCTTATATGGATTTATATGATGACTCACTAGAGCATTGGCAGGTAGAAGCCATTTTATTGCTCGATAAAGCAAGGGCAAAGGCATGGCAGACGTAGTATCAAATTTAATATTTAAAGCCGATACAGCCCCTCTCAAGCAAGCTGAGAGTGCATTGGATGGAGTTGCAGATGCGGCTAATGATGCAAGTCGTGCCGCAGGTCATTATACTGATGCTAATGGCAGGATGCGTGATGCAAACGGTCGTTTTGTAGGCAGTTCTAAAAAAGCAACAACTCAGCAAAAAAAATTCGCACAGCAAACAGCAAAGACGACCAGAAGCATGAAAGGCATGATTACTGGTTTAATCGCTATGGCTGGCGGATTAACACTTGCCCATAAATTCAAATCTATAAATGAAGATTTTACTAGAATGGACTCTATGCTGATTACTGCCACAGGATCAGTAGACGCGGCCGCATCTAAATTTAAAGAATTACAAGAATTTGCCGCTACAACTCCATTTGCATTAGCTCAGTCTGTTGAAGGCTTTGTAATGCTTAAAAACCTTGGTTTAGATCCAACAATGGAATCTATGACCGCTTTTGGTAATTTTGCTTCTGCTATGGGTCGTTATCTCAATAGTATGATCAGAGCTACTGCCGCGGCATCCACTATGGAATTTGAAGCTTTAAAAACCTTTGGTATAAAAACTATCCAAGAAGCAGAACACGTTCAATTCATTTTTCAGGGTGTAACCACAAGAGTTGAAAAAAATGCCAAAGATATAGTTAGTTTTCTACAAAGTATTGGTAGGGAGAAGTTTGGCGATGCAATGGAACAACAAGCCGCAGTATTTGTTGGTGCATCCAGTAACTTATCAGACGCCTTTGA